GCCGCATGGCCTGCTGCAAGAGACAGGCCGACCGGCCGGTCCAGGTCTCTACGACTTCCACTGTGGGGCTCCCGTGCTCGTGGCGCTCGGGTCTGGCAGGGTGGCGGCAGGGCGATGTCGCCGTCGTGTCGGGTCGTGCTCGCTATGGCGTTGTCGTGTCGGGGACGTGTCCTTCTGCCGCGCGCGCGGGAGGCGTTGGCTGGACGGCATGCATCTGCGATCCCTACCTGGCAGCTCGGGAGATCTGCTCTGCGCGCGAGCCTGTAACGCCGAGGAGTTCGCCAACCTGCTCCCAGGTTCGGCCCTCGTACAGGTTGCGGGCTGCCTTGGCCTTGATCTGTTTGAAGTCCTCATCGAGCCGGATCTCCAGCTCCTTCACGGCCTGGTAGCGCTCGACGTCGTTGCTGATCTCGTTGAGGGCGCCGACCAGCGAGACGGCGGCGGCTTCCAGGGATTCGGTCATGGGGTGAGCGTAGGGGTGATTTCGACTCACTTCAAGCGCCCGCTTGACGTCGATGCGACAGACCCCTACTGTCGAACTCAGCGAATCCAAGCAGCGCTTGGAAAGCGCGTCGTCCACTCCTACCGGACCCAGTCCGAGGACGGCGCACAAAAGAAGACGGGCCGGACACCGCGACTCCTACCTCGCAGGCCGGCCCTCACCACGAGGAATCTCTGAAGGGTCCCCTCATGGCTATGCAGATCGTACCGGCGTCCGTAGGCGCCGAGCGCACCACCGCCCCGCTTCCGTCGGCCGCCCGTGAGGCGATGCGTCGCCTGGAGCTGGCGTTCGCCGCGAAGGTGACGACTCTCGGCGCCCTGTCTGTGGAGCGCCGTTCGATCCTAGGTACCGCCGAGGTCACCCTGGATCGCGTTCCGGTCGGCAATAGCGTTACCGCGACTGGCACGATCACCGGCTTCCGTAGCTTCTCCGGCCGGGTCCGGATGGTGCTGGACGACGGGCAGGGCGGCAGCGCGAACGTCATCGTCGACTCGTCGAAGGTCGTTGTCGCGTTCCGCGGTACTGGCGCCCCGCCTCGCATCGGCGCCCGGGTGCAGCTGCACGGCGTGGTGACGGCTCCGGTTGCGGACATGCCGAAGGGCGTCGAGGCCCACGCGATTCGGGTGGTGGCGTGATGACCACCGCGATGACTCCGGCCGACGTCCGCGCTCACGTGGCCACGCAGGGCGCGGTCCGCAGCGTCCGGCCGGCTAAGCCGAAGCGCACCGTGCTGGAGAGCTTCCCGGCTGGTGCCCCGCGCGGCCACTGGCTGGCGGAGGAGTCCGCCAGGGAGCAGCGCCGTGAAGGCGTCCCGGCGTTCACCGTCATGGACATCGCTACCGACTCGTTCCTGGTGGTCGTGGAGGTGTCGGCATGAGCGACCACAGGCCGCTGTTCGACCCGCATGAGCCGCCGCCGAGGCCGTGCTCGGTGGAGGGAGAGCTCGGGCTCGCCCGCAAGGCGCTGGACAAGTACGCCGAGGCCAACATCCACGATCACACCGCGATGCTGGGGGCGGCTGCCGGGTTGGACTTCCGGCTGCGCTCCCTGGTCGCTGCGATCGAGGCCGAGAGGGGCGAGCGGTGAGCGCCGAGACCGACCGCCTGACCGCCGCGCAGGCGAAGGCCGACGAGGTGATGCGCGCGGTGGCCGAGACCCCCGACTCGCCGCATCTGCTGCGGATCGCGGTCACCGACGTCGAGACCGGCCAGCGGCTCGCGACCGGCTTCGTCAACTACACGCCCGACGGGCCGACGCTGCGCCTGGTGACCGCGCCGTGAGCGCCGAGGACCGCGAGCGCCTGCACCGGCTGCTCGCCGAGATCAACCGCCGCAGTTCCAACCCGACGCGCTGAGCGTCCCCCTACCGCCGCGCTGACGGCACATCCATCCCCCCGTCCGCCGTGCCGCGGCCTCCCACTCCATCCCGGAATGACCAACCGAGGAGATCCGTCATGCCCCTGCACACCTACGTCGTGAACTCGTTGATCGAGTTCCCGGTCAACGGTTCCACCGCCCGTGGAACCCGGAACGGCCACATCGACACCCAGCTTCCGGCCAGCGCGGACGGGCTGCGCGGAGCCATCGCCAGCCATGTCGCTGCGGAATTCGGTGTCGAGCCCGACCAGGTGACGTTCGTCGAGTTCACCTTCACCGAGATCCCCACCGCCTGACACCCAACCCCTGACCCCCTCATTCGTAAGGACCATCCATGCCTCTGCACCTGATTGCCGCCGACCTGGACGCCTACGAGGCCGAGCAGCGCGCCCGCCTGGACCTGCAGGCCCGTTACGAGATCGCCCTCGACTCGGGCGACGAGCTCGCGATGCGGCGCATCGAGAAGCTCGCCGAGAAGTACGACCTGCGGCACGCCGACGAGCCGCCCGTGCTGGCCGACGTCGCCTGAGCCCGTCGACTCTCCATCCACCCCATCCCTGAGAGGAGGGATCATGAACATCTCCAGCCGCCTTGACTCTGTCGTCCACCGCCTGGATGTCTTCGCCATCATCGAGAAGCTGCTGACGGTCGCGTCGCTGGCCTTGGTGGCGATCACCGTTGGCGGGCAGCTCGACCACATGCTCGGTCTGCACGGCAAGCTCGGCACTGTCGTCGCCTGGTCGATCGCCATCGTGTACGACGCCCTGTGGATCGGGGCGCTGCGCATGTCGGAGATCGCGATCCGGCAGCGCTCCACCGTCGGCATGGCCGTCATGCTGGGGCTGTCCGCGGTCGCGGTCGGTACCTCGTCGGCGATCCTGCTGATGCTCGGCCACGCGAAGGTGTTCGCGTTCGTCCCGGTTGCCGCCGCCCTGTTCATGGGGCTGCGCTTGTTCGCCGGGAACGTCCTGGCCGACGCCGGCACCGCGGCCAGGATCGCTCAGCAGTCGGCCGCTGACCGCAACGCCCGAGCGCTCGCCGCGGCGGATGCCCGGCATCTGCGGTCCGAGGCGACCACGGACGTGCTCACCGAGACGGCCGGCCACCTCGGCGAGATGCAGCGGCAGATGGCCCGCGCGGACGTTCTCACCCGGGCGCAGGCCGAGATCAACAAGGCGCGCGCGAATGCCGAGGACCGGCTCGCGGAGTCCGAGAAGAAGCACGGTGCTGCCGCCCTCGCCTTCACCGAGCGGCAGCTGGCCCTGACGGTTTCACGGCCCGCGGTCACGGTCGCCGGAGACGCCCCCGCGTACCTGGGTGGTCACACGGTGGTCACACAGGACACCCCGGAAATCGAGCCTGTGACCGCACCCCCCGTGACCGCCCCCGAAACCGTCCGCCCGAAGCCCCGGAGGCAGGAGCCGGTCGAGGGCGCCATGACCCTTCAAGAGCTCGCCGCCGCGGACGGGATTCCGGTGCCCCAGCCCGGCGCCACGCTCTCCGACGAGCAGCTCGACGTCGTCCTCCGGTGGCTGCGCTACGGCATGGAGCCGCCCCGCTCCTACCGGCAGGCGCAGGCCGAGTTCCGGGCCGCAGGGTTCCGCGCCCGCGAGGAGCGCGTGCGCCGCATCTGGGGCGAGATCGAGACCCGGGAAGCCGCCGTCCCCACCCGCTAGCCGACCTCCCCGGTGAGGCCCAGAGCAACCCGCCCTGGTCCTCGCCGAGGCTGCCGGAAGCGGCCGACACCAGCAAAACCCCAGCTCAACCCGGTGAGTGAACCGGTGAGCGGAACGCTCGCAGACCCGGCAAGCAGACCCGGAACCCACCCGACAAGACCACCGACAAGGAGGTGAATGCCATGGCGACCGCCAGCCGCCCGTCCCGTAAGGCCCTGCGACAAGCACGGTCAGCCCAGTTCCTGGGACACCGGCGCAAGGAGGCCGAGACGAACGGACCGGCCGCGGTCCTGGCGGTCGCCATGGATCAGCTCCGGTCGGCGATCTCCCAACTGCCCGACTCTCGGCAGCCTCTCGCACTCGAGCAGGCCACCCAGATGCTCGACCAGCTCCGCCAGTCCATCACCGAATCCTGACGGTCCGTAATGGCTCAACGGATGGCTCAAGCCGTCCCGGGCCAAGCCGACGGACCCCAACGCGCCCGCTCGCGTGCACGCGCGCGCGAGGAAACCACTAACTCACCGTTACCGCAAGGGGAACCCCGATATGGCTGTCATCGACGCAGGGATCTCCGCCGCAACCGGCGGAACCTGCCTGGGAGCGGCCGGCGTCCTGTACGTCGCCGACCGCCTCCCCTGGATCAACCGGCTCGCCGCCAAGGTCAAGAGCCCGCAGATTCAAGTCCTGCTCGTCCTCACCGCATCCATCGGCCTCGTCTCCACGCCGATCGGCCGGCTCATCAACCGGGCGACCACCGCCGTCGACGGGTTCGCGCAGAACCTGGTCGGCCACTGGACCGGCTTCGGAATCATGTTCGCCCTGGCGCTGGCCGCGCTGCTGTGGCTGGTCAGCGACTTCATGAACGGCGTGAAGACCCGCACTCTGATCCTCGCCGCGTTCGCCCCGCCGCTGGCCGTGATGATCCCCGGATCGCTCGGCAACGGCGCAGCCGCCGCGCTCGGCTTCATCGCCACCCAGGTCGGATCCCTCGTCATGTGGCTGATGGGAGGCTGACGTGCTCGGTCTCATCCTGCTCGTCGCGATCGCCTGGTCCTGCGCAAAGGGCCTGGAGAGCGCCTTCGGCGAGGTCTCCAAGGAGCACAAGCAGCGCGTCCGGAAGGCGGCGAAGAAGAACGGCCGCCGCACCGGGGCCAAGTTCGCCGCCTGGACCGCGACCGGCGCGACCGCTGCGGCCACGTTCTGGCGGGGCTTCAAGCGGGGCTGGCGCCGCGAATGGCCGAAGGCAAAGAAGCGGGCCGCCGTCAAGTTCGGCCGCTACGAGCCCGAGCCGGAGAAGGCGATCGCCGACGACATCGGCGCCGATGGCGCCCCCGTAACGCCCATCAAGCCGGCCACGCCCGCCGCGGAGCCGATCATCCCGGCGCCCGCGACTGCGGACCGAAAGCTCGTCCTGATCAAGAACGACACCACACCCGACACCACAGGAGCACCCATGGCACTCGCCAACATCCCCGAGATCACCGGCGTCAACACCCTGAAGCAAGCCGTCGCCCGCTTCGCCTCCGAGGCAGGCGTCACAGCCGAAGAGGCAGGCGCCATCGCCCAGCGCGCCCAGGAGCAGCTCGCCGCGATCGAAGCCGCCATCGAGCAGGCCAGCGCCCTGGAGTTCGGTGACGACGGCGGGACCCTCGAGGAGCTCGCCGCCCTGCGTGACCAGTACGCCGCAGCCCTGTCCGCCGCCCAGGCCATGCAGAAGGCGGCCGTCGACAACGCGGCCATCGCCGCCCAGTCCTCCCGCAACATCCACACCCGGCACGGCGGCATTCAGGAAGCCGTCGCCGCGACCGGCGGGCGCATGGCCTCCAAGCAGGCATACACCGCCGACGTCTGACACGCCCCGCGGCCCCGGCGTCACGCCGGGGCCGCACCCCACCAGACCACGAACCCGCAGGAGTAGCAGCCGCCATGCCGAACACGATCACCGTCGAGAAGACCGCTGCGGAGGACACGCCCCGCACGACGGGCAAGCGCGGCTCCTCCCGCAACCCCAAGAACAAGGCAGCCCGGCGCGCACTGCGCGCGGCGTACCGCACCCGCCGCGGTATGGCCCCCGTGTACGCCACTGTCGCCAACGCCGTAGCAGGCAGCACCCTGTCCGCCGCCCCCGACGGGTGGAAGACCGCGATCGCCGTCACCGCGGCCGGTGCCGTCACGACCGCCGCATGGGGCCGCTGGGAAGGCCGCGTCGGCAAGCGGCAGATCCTGAAGCGGCGCCTCCCCAAGCGATCGGACCTCATCGCTGCCGCGTCCGCTGTGGCCACGTCAGGCGGGCTCGTCACCGCGATGGCTGCCACCGGCGGTATCCAGGCCGGCCACAGCCCCTACCCCGGCTTGCTCGTCGCCTGGGGCGTCGGCCACGGCATCTACTGGTGGCGCCGAGGCAAGAACACCGCCGCACCTGCACCCACGCTCAGCGAGCAGATGCAGCTGTGGCAGGACGAGGTCGCCAGTGCGGACGGGCCACTGCCCGGCTCAAAACTCGTCGACGTCGTCACCACTGACTACGGCTGGAACGCCGTCATCGTCGTCCGCAAGGGCAACTGGCGGAAGGCCTACTCCGCTTCCGCCGACATCGCCGGCGCCCTCGACCTGCCCGAGGAGATGCTGCAGATCGAGAAGGCGATGGGCCAGTCCGCCAAGCGGGCCATCATCGCCGTCTTCGACCGCAACCCCCTGCAAAGGCCCACCGACCACCCCGGCCCCCAGATCCTCAACACCGAGACCGGGCAGGCTGCGGTCGGACTCTTCTACGACGGCGCACCCGCCCACTACGCGTTCTGGAAGCCGTCCGGGCCGGTCCACACCGTCGTCTACGGTGCCACCGACGGCGGCAAGAGCAGGTTCCTCGACATGCTGCTCGGCACCGAACGCCACAACGGCATCGTGTCCTGGGTGTGCGACCCGCAAGGCGGGCAATCCCTGCCGCGCTGGCGAGAGGCTGTCGACTGGTACGAGGACACCGCCCAGGGCGGCCTCGCGATGCTGCACGCCGTCCGCAACGTCATGTACGAGCGGTCCGCCCGCTACTCGATGATGGAGTTCATCGACGCCAAGGGCCGCCGCCTGCGCGGCCGGGACCACTTCGTCGTGAACGACCCCGACCCGCTGATCTCCGTCACCATCGACGAAGCCCACCGCGTCCTCAACCTCCAAGGCGCCCCCAAGCTCGTCCTGGAGATCATTCAGATGGCCCGCAAGTGCGGCATCAAAATCCGGCTCGTCTTCCAGGGCCCCAAGGCCAACATGTTCGGCAGCGAACCCGAGTCCACCGACATCCGCGAGCAGGCCCAGTCCGGCAACACCGTCATGTTCCGCACCGCCTCCGCACTCACCGACTCCATCGGCCTGCCCGGCTGGGACGTCAACCCCAGCCAGCTGCCCATGTACTGGCCCGACAAGACGTCCACGGCCGGCCTCGGCTACCTCAAGGGCCCCGACAACCGGCAAGCCCAGTTCCGCGCCTACTTCGACCGTGACCCCGCCCACTGGGCCCTGTCTGGTACCACGCCCACCGTCGAAGCCTCGGCGGCTGCCGTGACCGGCAAGGCCTACAGCGAGCGCTTGGACCGGCTCGCCGCCCGGCTGCGCGGCGAGACGCCTGTCCTGCCCGACGACGCCTTCAGCGACGGTCCCACCGAGACGGCGCGCCTGGCCCCTTCAAGCGACCCCATCGCCCAAGCTGCGGCGGCCATCGCAGCCGAAGCGCCGGCAGGCACCGACGAGAAGGTCTCCGCGTTCCTCGCCGAGCGCGGGCGGCCCGTCGGCCGCATCACGATCGCCCAGGAAACGGGCCTCACGATCAGCGCCGTGAAGAACGCCCTCAGCCGCCTCAAGACCAAGAAGCTCGCTGTCGATGTCGACCGTGGCATCTGGGCGCACCCCGACCACGCCGACAACCCCATCGACACCACCGAATACGCCGAAGCCGCATAGGAGACCCACGTGAACGAGTCCGTCATCCCGATGAGCGAGGAGGTCATCAAGGAACACACTGACCGCCTCACCGCCTACCGCGACCCCACGCCCCTTCCGCAGTTCGGGCCCACCCCGCCCGTGCCGCAGCCTGGCACGCCGCCCATGTCGCAGCGCGCCACCGACATCAGCCGCGTGATGCTCTACGGGGGAGTGGCCACCGTGCCGCCCGGCCTCATCACCATCGGCGTTCTCGTCGCCTCGCAGCACGCCGACCCCACCATCATCGGCATGATCTGCGCAGCCCCGGCCGCGATCGCCGTGCCCATCCTTGCCATCGCCCGACTCGTCCGCCGGGCAGGTGAAGCTGCACCGCCCGTCACCAACAACAACTACACCGGCCCCGTCTACCAGGACCAGCGCAACGTCCACAGCAGCACCCGCGGCGTGTGGGCCAAGACCACCAACCAGCAGTAGAGAGGACACTCGAACCATGGGATACGCGCGCTACGAGATCTACCGCAACGGAGAGAAGATCGAAGCCGGTTACGACGTCGAGACCGTGTGCGAGGAGGACGGTTGCGACGAGCAGATCGACCGCGGACTCGGCTGTCTCTGCGGTGCGACGCCCGGCGGAGACGAGCACGGCTGCGGCGGCTACTACTGCGGTCGGCACCTGTACATGGCCCCCGGACCCGGCATGGGAGACCTGTGCAGCAGGTGCCGCGCCACGGCGGAGCGCGAGCAGGCGGAGGAGGTCAACGCATGACCGTCGACTACGAGTACGACGCCGAACCGTGCGACGAGGGCATGTGCCAATGCTCGTGCGGCAACCTTCTGCATCCCTGCGGCTGCTACTGCCCGCGATGCCCCGACTGCCGATACACCGAAGAGAACTGCGAGTGCGAGGACGAGTACTAGCAGCCGCTTGCTAGCTCGTCGTTAAAAATGTAACCTGCGGAATTGATGGTGGAACACCCATCACAAGAGCACCCAGAACCCCCACCGTGACAAGACCGGTGGGGGTTCCTGCGTATCCGGGAGGTGGCATGCCGACCTTCCCCAACCCCGAGCTGTACGACCTGTACCAGCGCGACCTCGGCGACATCTGGGAAGCCGCCCGCGTGGCCGGCGTCAAGCCCGGCACGATCCGCGTCTGGGAAAGCAGAGGAAAGATAGAGCGGGTTGACCTTCCTGGCGAACAGCCGCTCTACCACCTGCCCACCGTCGAGGCTGCGGCGCAGGTCAAGCCCGGTCGTCCTAAGGCCGCCTGATCCTCGCGAGGAGTCATTCATGCCGCGCCTTCGCGCTGCCATCGGCACCGCTCTCTTGGCCGCGGGCCTTGTCGCCTGCAGCAGCCACAACTGTCCCGGGCCCGCGCCTTCGAGCAGCACGGCGTCGCCCAGCAAGTCTGCGACGAGCAACCCGCCGACGAGTCCGTCGGCTCCTGCTTCACCATCAGGAAGCTCGGTTCCGGTGAGTCCGTCACCGAGCAACGTCCCGCCGACCGCTCCCGCGCCCAGCGGCCCGTAACACTGGGGAGGTGCCGGATGCGTCGCCTCCTCGCTGTCACGGCCGCGGCTCTCGCGTTCCTCGGTTGGACTGCCACCCCAGCCCACGCGGCGACGCCTGGCTTTCACGGGCTACTGAACGACAACTTCAGCTGGAACGTCCCGACGGGCGCCTGGTCGGACTGCAACCACAACGCGGACACACCCAAGGCGACTTGCAAGGGTCTGCCGTCGTGGGCATCAGCGCACTGGTGGGCGTACCCGGCAGGCTGGCCGGACACCGCCACGCAGCGGCACTATCCGATGGGCGGCTACTACGATCCGGCGTCCACAGTGTCCGTCTCCGGCGGGGCGCTGCACATTCGTATGTGGCGCGGTAAGACGGGCTCGGTCCACTCCGCGACCGTCGTTCCCCGCCAGGCCATGGGCCTGAAGTACGGGGCTTACGAGGAGCGGTGGCGCGTCTCGCGCGTCGCCCGCGGCTACAAGTCGGCGCACCTGCTGTGGCCGAACGACAACAGCCAGTGCTGCGAGGAAGACTTTCCCGAAGGCGATTGGGACAGCAGCATCAGCGGCTATAACCACGACCCTGCGGGCAACAACCTCACCGCGGCCGACGCAGGTGCCCGATGGACTTCCTGGCACACGACGCGCATCGAGTGGAGACCCGGCAGCGTCCGGTACTTCCTCGACGGCCGACTGCTGGACTCGACCACTCGGGACGTCCCCCGCGACTCGATGAACTGGGACGTCCAGAACGAATCAAGCCTGGACGGCGAGTCCGCGGCCCCGAACTCGTGGGCGCAGATGGACATCGACTACGTGCGGGTCTGGTCCTGGAGCTAGCCCAGCGAGGCGCCGAACTTCCCGGCCTTCGCTTCCGCTGACGACACGGTGATCTGCCCTCGATGCGAGACCTCGACCCGGTAGAACTTCGATCCGTCCGGGACGCCCGGCACGGCTACGGGAAACACGCATGGGGCTGTGGAGTCCTGGCTGGCGTATCGGCCAGCGCCCAGCGAGCCCGTGGCGACGACCTTTCCACTGGCGTCGTACACGGTGACCGCTGCGCCCTTGACGATGTCGTTGTAGCCGCCCGACCCGGCGCACGCGTTGTGGTCGTAGTCCAACGGCGTCGGACTCGTGAGCGTCAGCGCGCCCTTCAGCGTGAACGACCCTGCGTCGTCCGACCCTGACGACAGGCCCCACGCGAGACCCACCGCACCAGCGCCGACTACCAGACCGGCGATGCCGGTCACCAGCGGGTGCGGCCAGCGTCTTGGCTTGGCAGGCGGATCGTCAGGCATGGGCGGCGCGACAGTCGCATCGTCAGACATGCGCCGCATGATGACAGTTCAACAACTGCGCGTACATGCGAACGACAGGAATCGTGACCACGACAGGAGGCGAGCATGCCTGGACGTGGTGAATACCGGGTCTGCTCGACTCCGGGTTGTCCTGAGTACACGCGTGGTGGCAAGTGCGAGGACTGCAGGCGCAGCACGGAGAGGAAGCGGGGCACGGCCACGCAGCGCGGCTACGGTGGGCGTGACTGGCAGGCAGTGCGTGGTGTCGTCCTCGAGCGTGACCCGCAGTGCGTGTGCGCTGATGAGGGCCACGACCATGGCTCGCCGTGTGGTCAGCCGTCCACGGTTGCCGACCACCACCCCGACGAACGCCGTGACCTCGTGGCGGCCGGCGTGCCAGACCCGGACGCACCGCATCGTCTACGTGGTGTCTGCGCCTCATGCCACAACCGGAAGAAGGCAGCCGAGACCCCCGGCGGCTGGCATCGCCGCGAGTGACAGCCCCCATGGCGGCGTGACCCAACGTGACCACAGCGACCACCCCCAGGGGCTGGACCCTCCCCCCGGGGTCACGATCCGGACCTACGGGGAGGTACATCGCTGTCTGTACGGGTCTGGGAAATTCCACTGATCGTTTTGACGTGACTGTCCGTGACATCGGCCTGCCGCAACGGCGGGCCGCCGACGTGCCGCAAGGGCACTAGGAGAGTGATCACTATGGCTGGCACGGGACCGCTTCCGAAGGACGCATCGCAGCGTCGTCGGCGCAACGCCGACGCAGTGACGATGACCGTTCTTCCTGCTGAAGGACCCACCGGCAATACCCCGGAGCTCCCGGGAGGGCACGACTACGACACTCGCACGCTGGCCTGGTACGAGACGTGGCGGACGAGCCCGCAGGCTGCGACGTTCCTGCCGACGGACTGGCAGCGCCTGCACATGCTCGCTCAGCTGGTGGAGCAGTACTGGGCGGAGCCGAAGAAGGAACTGCTGTCGGAGATCCGGCTGAACGAGGCCGCGCTCGGCGGCACGGCGGCCGACCGGGTCCGTCTGCGCTGGGTAGTCGCCGAGTCGGAGGACGCCCCTGCCGGGCGGCGCCCCGCAGCGAAGCGACGGGCGGCGGCGTCACGGCGTGACCGGGTGCTGAAGGTCGTCGATGGCCAGGCGGAAGGCTGACCCGGACCGTTTCGTCTCTCTCGGCTTCGAGGCTGTCGAGTGGATCGAGCACTACCTGTGCCACGGTCCGGGTGACGTGCAGGGCCAGGAGCTGGTCATCGATGACGAGATGTACGCCTTCATCGTCAAGGCGTACCAGCTGGATCAGGTGACCGGCCGGCGCAAGGTCAACCGTGCCTTCCTGTCCCGGCCGAAGGGGCGGGCGAAGAGCGAACTGGCCGGCGCGTTGGTGTGCTTCGAGGCGCTCGGCCCGTGCCGTTTCGATGGCTGGGCCGCCAATGGGGAGCCGGTAGGCCGCGAGCAGGTGTACCCGTTCATCCGCTGCCTCGCGACGGAAGAGAACCAGTCGGGCAACACCTACGACAACGTCACGGCGATGCTGGAGCATCTCGTCGAGAACTTCGGGGACGAGTTCCCGGGTATCGACTTGGGGCGCAACGCCCAGACCTCGTCTCGCATCTTCATCGAGGGTGGCGGAGAGATTGTCCCGTCGACGTCGTCCGGGGCGGCGAAGGATGGCGGCAAGGAGACGTTCGCGGTCTTCGATGAGACGCACCTGTACGTGCTACCCGAGCTGAAGAGCATGCACAAGACGGTGCGCCGGAACCTGGTGAAGCGCCGGGCTGCGGAGCCCTGGTCGCTGGAGACGTCGACGATGTACGCGGTCGGCGAGGACAGCGTCGCGGAGGCCACCCACGAGTACGCGAAGGCCGTAAAGTCCGGCCGCGTTCGCGACGGCGGTCTGCTGTTCGACCACCGCGAGGCTCCGCACGTCGAGGATCTGTACGACGACGCCCAGCTGCTGCCGGCCCTGGAGTTCGTGTACGGGGACGCCGCGGGCTGGATGGACCTGGAGCGCATCGCCGCCGACATGCGCGAGCCGGACACCGATCCGGCGGACGCCCGCCGGTACTTCCTCAACCAGCCGGGCACCGCGTCGGCCAAGGCGTTCGACGCCTCGCGGTGGCGCGAGCTGGCCGACTCGCGGTTCGTCGTCCCGGACAAGGAGCCGATCTCGATCGGGTTCGACGGGTCGAAGTGGAGCGACTCGACCGGCTTCATCGCCACGCACCTGGAGACGGGCCATCAGTGGGTGCTGGGCGTGTGGGAGGCGCCTGCGAACAAGCTGGAGGCGGAGAGCTGGGAAGTCCCCGAGACCGAGCTCAACTCGGTCTTGGCCGAGGCGATGCGCACTTGGCGAGTGGTGCGCCTCTACGCGGACCCCGCCTACTACGAGGCGACCATCGCGGCGTGGGCCGGCAAGTACGGGCCGAAGGTCGTCACCGAGTGGTGGACGCACCGGCGCCGGCAGATGGCGTTCGCGCTGCGGGCGTACAAGACGGCGATGACCGGCGGAGAGATGTCGCACGACGGCAGCGACGCGTTCGCGCGCCACATTGCGAACGCGGTGAAACGCGACGCTGGCGTGAAGGACGACGAGGGCAAGCGGATGTGGACGATCCAGAAGGACCGCCATGACTCCCCGCGAAAGATCGACCTGGCGATGGCTGGGTGTCTGTCCTGGGAAGCCCGACGCGACGCGATCAAGGCGGGCGGCAATGAGCGGCCTCCGCCTCGGAGGACGACGGTGATGCGGTGAAGGGGGTGTTGTCGTGGCCTTGGATCTCGACCCGGAGGGCTGGCTGAGGCGGCTGATCCAGTGCCACGACAAGGATCTGCCTGATCTGCGTCTGATGGACTCGTACTACGAGGGCACGCAGCCGCTGTCCTACCTGGCGCCGGAGATTCAGGCGGAGCTCAGCGACCGCATGCGGCAGCTCATCATCAACTGGCCGCAGTTGGTCGTGGATGCGTTGGATGAGCGCCTGGATATCGAGGGCTTCCGGTACGCGGACAGTGAGACGACCGAGGACGATCTGTGGTCGATCTGGCAGGCCAACGACCTCGACGAGGGCTCGCAGCAGGCCCACGTGGACGCGTTGGCGCTGCGCCGCTCGTACATGATTGTCGGCGCGAACGAGGGAGACGCGGAGACGCCGATCGTTACTGCTGAGAGCGCCCTCGACGTCTTTGCCGAGCGGGATCCTCGCACGCGGGACGTTGTAGCGGCCGTGAAGCGGTGGGAGGAACCGTCCGCGGACTCCACCATGGGCCCGACCAAGATGGCGTCGCTGTACTTGCCGGACAAGCGGATCACGTTCGAGATGGTCAAGGGCCAGTGGTCCGAGACCGATCGTGACGAGCACAACCTCGGCGAAGTGCTGGTCGTGCCGTTGGCGAACCGGCCTCGTCTGCGGCACATGGACGGTACGTCGGAGCTGCGTGCGGTGATTCCGCTGTCGGATGCTGCCTGCAAGGTGGCGTCGGACATGATGGTGTCGGCGGAGTATCACGCGATGCCGCGCCGTTGGGCGACTGGCCTGAGCAGGGACGACTTCGCCGACGAGAACGGGCAGCCGCTTGGCGCGCTGTCTTCGCTGGCTGGGCGCCTGTGGGTGAACGAGAACCCGGAGGTCAAGTTCGACCAGTTCCCTGAGGCGCAGCTCACGAACTTCCACGCGACGCTGAACCAGCTGGCTCACCTGGTCGCGTCCCTGACTGGCCTGCCGCCCGCCTTTCTCGGGCTCGCGACCGATCAACCCCCAAGCGCCGACGCGATCCGCGCGTCGGAGGCCCGCCTGGTGAAGCGGGCGGAGCGCCGCCAGAGAGCGTTCGGCGAGGCGTGGGAGCGGGTCATGCGGCTGGTCCTGCTGGTGCGGGACGGCAGGATCGACCCGCGTACCCGCTCGCTGGAGACGGTCTGGCGTGACCCGGCGACGCCGACGTTTGCGCAGATGGCGGACGCGACGGTGAAGTTGCACGCCGCGGGGATTCTGCCGACGGAGATGGCTTGGGAGAAGCTGAACTTCAGCGCGGTGGAGCGGGAGCGGATGCGGCGCATGCAGGACGATGCGCTGACCCGGATGACGGCGATGGACCTGCACCAGTTGTCGACGGCCCCGCCGACGGCGCAGGGCGCTCCGGCCGAGTCGGGCCCGGTGCCGCAGTGGTCGGCGGACAGCGCGGACGGCTGAGGTGGCGGCGCATGACGAGATCGTGCGCACGTATGGCGAGCAGCAGCAGCGCGCGGTCCTGCAGACGTCGACCACGGTAGAGCGCCTGTGGCGGGAGCTTGCGACCGCGGATCTGTCCGGCTCGTGGCTGCGCGGCCTCGGTCCGGCGATCGTCCGGGCTGTGTCGGCCGGCCAGCTGGTCGCTGCGTCGACGGGGCAGGCCTACGTGAATGCGATGGTCGCGGCGGACGGCTTGTCGCAGGACTACGAGCCGGGCGCCAGCCACGTGAACGCGCGGCAGCTGTCGGGTGCGGCCTCGGATGGTCGTCCGCTGGACAGCCTGCTGTACCTGCCGGTGATCCGGACCAAGACTCTGATTGAGGGCGGTCTGACACTGCAAGAGGCGATGACGTCCGGCCTGTTCCAGCTGCAGCGGATGGTGGCGTCGGAGGTCGCGGACGCTGGCCGTGGCGCGGCTGGTGTGGCGATGGCTGCGAATCGGCAGGTCACCGGCTACGTGCGGATGGTCCGTTCGGGCGCGTGCGGGCGCTGCGTGATTCTCGCGGGCCGCTGGTACCGCTACAACGCGGACTTTCAGCGACACAAGCGCTGTCAGTGCTACGGCGTACCGGCGACGGAGGCCCGCCCGGGGCGGCATCTGAGCCCGATGAGCTTCTTCAACGGCTTGTCCCGGGCCGAGCAGGATCGTCGGTTTGGGGTGGGTGGCGCGGAGGCGATCCGCAATGGCGCGGACATCTATTCCGTGGTCAACGCGGGCCGGTCGACGGTCACGCTCGACGCCTACGGCCGCAAGGTCGTGGCGACGCTCGAGGGCACGACCCGCCGCGGTGATTTCTACCGCCGGATGCTGCGGGAGACGGAGCAGCGCACCGGGCAGCGGTACGCCCGCTCCTTCGCCGACGTGCAGCGCGGCCTGCCGCAGTTCCACCTGAGGACCCCCCGGTTGACGCCTGGCGAGATCTACCGCCTCGCCGATGACCGGGCAGAGCTGATCCGCCTGCTCAGGCGCTTTGGCTACGTGAACTGACCGGGCGCAAGGTCTGGTCACTGATCCCGCAACGGGAGACGCATCACCATGGAGAACACCCGTAAGAGCTGGCTTCCCGCTGCCCAGAGCGCGTGGTTCCGGTTGAACAGGCACGACGACCCCGAGCCGACCGACCCGGAGCCCACCGCGGACCCGGCCGACGACCCGGAGCCCGAGCCCGAAGGCGAGCCGGAGGATGCCGACAAGCTTGGCGACGCCGGCAAGAAGGCGCTGGATCGCATGAAGTCCGAGCGCGCGGCGGCCAAGAAGGAGGCCGCGGACGCGAAGAAGCGCGCCGACGAGCTGGCCCGCAAGGTTGCCGAGTTCGAGGACCGCGACAAGACGGAGCTCGACAAGGCGACTTCGAAGGCGGAGCGCCTCGAGGCGGCTGCCGCGAAGGCCACGGCCCGTGCGGTGAAGGCGGAGGTCAAGGCGCTCGCATCCGACGCGTTCGCGGACCCCACGGACGCTGACCTGCTCGGTGACCTGTCTCGCTATGTCGACAGCGACGGCGACATCGACACAGACGCAATCGAGGCGGACCTCGCCGACCTGCTGGAGCGGAAGCCGCATCTGCGAAGGCAGACGGCTGCAGTCGAGCCGGCGAAGCCGAGGGTCAAGCCGGACCCCGCCCAGGGCAGTCGGGGCGCTCCGGCGCCGACCGACTACCGCAACGCCTCGAAGGATGAGGTCGCGGCCGAGCTGGCCAAGTACTCATTCCGGCAGCGCTGGTGATCCGAGTCCGCGCCCGGCTGGGCGACGGGCTTACCTCGATTGAGGTGGCCGGTCACGAGGAGCATGCCGCTGGGGGTCGCGTCTGCGCTGCCGTGTCGGCCATCACCCAAACCGCACTGCTCGGGATCCAGATGATCGCAGAGCAGAACCCGGACCTTGTGTCCGTTGAGATCACTGAGGAGTGACCATGACCCCAAAGACCATGGCGCCGCGCGCCTGGTTCAAGCTCGACCGGCACGCCGGCGTGCGGAACACTCTGCCTGCCGCGATTCAGGGCATGCTGCAGAACGGCCTGCTCGACAGGATGTTCCGCGACGCTATGGTGCCGCAGTTCCTGTTCCCGCAGATCGCGGACGCGGAGCCGTGGCAGGGCGGCCTCGGCGACACCAAGACCTTCACGAGGAAGGGCCTCCTGTCGTCGGCGAGCACCCCGACGACAGGATCGGACCCGTCTCCGTCGACCTACACCATCGAGCAGTGGTCCGTGATCATGGACCAGTACTCGAACACGATGGACACGAACATGCTGGGTTCCGCGATGGCGGCGGCCAATAAGTTCTTGGCCGACATCGACAACCTCGGCGTGAACGCTGGCCAGTCCATCAACGAGGTGGCCCGCAACAAGCTCTTCGCGGCCTACGCCGGCGGCCGGACGTGGGCGACCGCGTCGAGCACCACGAGCACCGCGCTGGTGGTTCAGTCGGTCAACGGGTTCCAGTTCAACAACGTCAACGGCGTCCCTACCGCCGTGTCCGGCGCCAACCCGCTGTCCGTGACCATCAACGGCGTGGCGAACACCGTGACCGGCGTCAACGTCGGCACCAGCACGCTCACCCTGGGGACCGCCATCTCGGCGTCCATTGGCTGGGCGGTCGTCGCGGGCAACGCCCCGGTGACGATCCGGGCGACCGGTAACACCGCCTACGACCTGTCCGCCGGTAACACGGTGACCTTCGCCAACTTCCGTTCGGCCGTGGCCCGTCTGCGGAAGATGTCCGTCCCGACGATCGGCGGCTACTACGTGGCGCACATCGACGCGGACACCGAGGCCGAGCTCTTCAGTGACTCGGACTTCAAGCAGGCGTTGCAGGGCAGGGTGGACAGCCCCGTCTACCGCGACCTGAGCATCGGCCGTTTCGGCGGCATCGACTGGGTCAGGAACATCGTCTGCCCCACCGTCCAGGGCGGCTCGGGCCAGAACATGACGGTGCACCGGCCGATCGTCATGGGCGGCTCCGCGCTGATGTCCGCGCCGTTCGAGGGTCAGGGCTCGCTGCTGTCCGGCACGGGTGTCGAGGATGTTCCGGAGGTCCGGCAGATCAACGCCGCGCCCGGCGTGGACGTCACACTGCTGATCCGTCCGCCGCAGGACCGCCTGCAGCAGGTCGTCGCCAGCACGTGGGCGTGGACCGGCGACTTCGGCGTCCCGACCGACTCGGGCAGCGGCGACGCCGCTCTGTACAAGCGCGCCGTGGTCATCGAGCACGCCTGACCCATCTGGCTCCCGTCGACGCGGACACTTCCCTGTCCGTCCGCGTCGACGGGCCCTCACAGAGGAGATGAGACATGCGCGTGCGCGTGCTCAAGAAGTTCACCGCGTACTGGAATTACGCGATCGCAGAGTTCCGCGAGGGTGCGGAGCTGGTGGGCGAGCAGGCCAGGCACTTCCTGGACAACACCCCCGAGGGAACGGTCGAGGTCCTCGAGAACGACCCTGAGCCCGAGCAGGTCGAGCCGGAGTCGCCGGCCGCTCCCGTACAGCCGGAAGGCGACGAGCCGCCGGTGGACGGCACCATCGACGACCTGATGGCGTGGGTGGACGGCGACAAGGAGCGTGCCGCTCAGGCCCTTGAGGCGGAACAGGCGAAGGACAAGCCGCGGTCGACCGTCGTCAAGCGTCTGGCGGCCCTGGCCGGCTCCGAGGAGTAAAGGGGGCCCGCATGTCCCCGACTCCTCTGGCTGTTCAGGCGGATCTCGAGGCGGCGCTGCAGCGGACGCTGGATGCCACGCAGGCGGCGATGGCGCTGCGAAGGGCCTCCGCCAGGGTGCGGAAGTACTGCCGCCAGGAGATCACCCTGGTGGAGAACGAGACCGTCACCCTGCCCGGAGGCAGTCGGATCCTCCGGCTGCCCCAGCGTCCCCTCGTCCTTGACGACACGCATCCGCTGACCGTCGTCGAGCTGTTCGGGATCAGCGATGTGGAGTACACGGCCCTCGAGGGCCGGGATTTCACGCGGATCGGGACCGAGCTGACCCGCGGTGAGCAGTGGTGGGCGCCTACTCGGCTGATGGGCTGGCCGTGGATGCGCCCGCAGGGCATCTGGGCGCAGCGTGTCCGGGTGACGTACAGCCACGGCTACACGGAGGTCCCGGACGACATCGTGGACGTGGTCCTGGACCTGGCGTCGATGGCCATGACCAACCCGCAGGGACTGCGCTCCGAGTCGATCGACGACTACTCGCGCACGTTCGCCGCGGAGACGATCGGCGGTCCCCAGCTGTCGGCCGAACACAAGGAGGCGCTGCGCCCGTACCGGGTGGCTGCGTTCTCCGTGGCTCCGGTGACGTGATGACGGCAATCGATCCCCAGCCGCTCCTCGCGGCTGGCCGGCTCGCACACCAGCAACTCATGGTGGACTCCTGCACCATCACCAGGTCGGGAACGCCGACGCTGAACAGGTCAACTAGCGTCCTCACTCCGGGGGCGCCGACGACCCTGTACTCCGGGGCGTGCCGCCTAAAGGCTCAGCGGGTTCCCCGCAACGAGGAGGCCGGGGAGCGGCTCACGGTCGTTGCCCGTTACGAGGTGGCGTTGCCGTTCGCATCCCTGGCCACGGACGATCTGCACGTCGGCGACACCGTCACGATCACCGCGTCCGGTGACACGCGACTCGTCGGCCAGACGTTCGCGGTCATGGCGGTCGACTTCGGCAGTACGGCGACCGCGTGGCGGATCAGCGTCGAAGCAGCAACGTGACGGGGGGCCGCCGATGACGACTCCCGCTGTTCTGCCGCACGTTGACGCGGTCACCTCGGCTCTCGAGGCGGCCGGCCTGACCGTGTACCTGGGCGGTGCGCCTCCGGGCGTCTCGCCGACCGACGCGCAGCCGTTCGTGGTGCTGTATCCGGAGCCAGGCCGGGCGCAGGCAGCTTCCCTGGCCGACGACCGGACGGCCTTCTCGGCGGTCGTTCAGCTCACATGCGTGGGGCTGACGGCGGAGCAGGCAATGACGGTGTCGGACCGGGCCGCCGCCGCAATGTCCACGGTCCTGGCGGTCACCGGCCGCGCGTCCTGGAAGCCTGAGGCGCTCGACGGGCAGCCGGTACAGCGTGATGACGACGTCGTCCCGCCTTGCTTCTACGCCCCTAGCCGGTACCGGCTTCGTTCCATCCCCAGTTGAGGAGAACCCCCATGGCACTTCTGAGCCTTCAGGCGATCACGGCGGCCGGTCTGGCCGCGAACTACGGCGCCGCCTCCGCGGGCGGCGACAAGATCCCGCTCGGCGCGGCCAACGTGTTCCTGCACGTCAAGAACGGTGGCGCCTCGCCGATCACCGTCACCATCACCACGCAGGCCAACACATACAAGGGCCTGACCGTCCCGGACCGGACCGTGACGATCGCGAACGCGACCGACAAGATGATCGGCCCGATCGACGCGTCCCTGCACGCGGACATCAACCAGCAGGCCAGCGTCGGCTACTCGGCCACGACCTCTGTGACCGTCGCCGCGCTGCGCATCTGACCCTTCCCCGCCCCCAGTCTCCTGCCCCGCTGACCGGGGCTTTTTTCATGCCCCGAGGAGGGTGCAATGAGCGACCTGATCTCCGATGGCAACACCAAGGTGGCGTTCGCGACGTCCATCGCGAGCGTCAACGCGCCGACCGCGACTGAGCTGACCGCCGCGTCGGACTGGACGACCCGTCTGACCCCGGACGGCCTGAAGACCGACCCCAGCACGGCGGACGTCGACACCAGCTCGCTGGCCTCGACCTTCAGCACGAATCAGCCGGGGAGGAGGAGCTACACCGTCGAGCTCACGTTCAAGCGCGGCAGCACTCCGACCGAAGACAACCCCTACAGCACGCTCGTGTACGGCGCGACCGGCTTCATCATCGTCCGCCGCGGCGTCTCCTACACCACGGCGTTCGCGACCGGCGACAAGGTGGAGGTCTACCCCGTCGCCGCGGGCGAGCCGCAGAACATCGCCCCCGCCGCCAACGAGGTCTCGAAGTTCATGTCGCCGCTCAAGGTCACGAGCGACCCGGCGACCCGGGCGACTGTGGCCTGATGCCGGATATCTCCGAGCTGCTGGAGCAGGCGTCGCCCCGCGAGGTCACCGTCAAGGTGTGTCTCGCGGGCGATGCCGCCGCCGACCTGGAGGCGCTCGAGCAGGAGCTGGGCGAGCTGGGGGAGTGGCAACCCACGTCGCTCGGCGAGAAGAACCCCGCCTACGAACTGCAGGAGCGGATCGACGCGGCCCGGCAGCGGGTGCGTGAGAACGCGGTGGAGTTCCGGTTCCGTGCGCTCGGACATCGCGCCTACAGCAACCTGCTCGCGGCGCACCCGGCGCCGGAAGGATCCAAGGAGCCTTACGATGCGGGGACGTTCCTGCCGGCCGTCCTCGCAGCCTGCTGTGCCGAGCCGTCGCTGACGCCCGCGCAGGTGGATCGGCTGCTGGACGTCGTCAACGACGGCACCGCGCGGATCCTCTTCGCGACGGCGCTCGCCGTGAACGAGGAGCCCTCCCCGCTCCCTTTCTCGTAGCCCGCCTCCGGGACAACCGGCTCCCGTACCGGCGGGAAGTCGAGGCGGCCCGCGCCTGGGGCATCCCGCGCAGCCTGCTACTCGGACGGCCGCAGCCCGCTCCTGGCGAGCCGTTGTGGCTGCCGGAGGACCGTTGGTGGGCGATGGCCTTGATGGAGGCCGAGTCGGGGATCTGCGGGGACTGCGGGCATCCGCTCGCGGAGACGACGCAGCCTGAGGCGGAGTTCGCCTACGACGCGGCGATCACCAAATGCCACGGCTGCCTCGCCGCTGCCCGGCGGGTGGCGGCGCACCAGGATGACGGCGGCAAGACCGATGGGCTGAAGATCTCGGTTTTCCGGAGGGAGAGCTGACATGGGGGTAACCGTGACCGGCACCAACGCCGTGGTCGACGACCTGGAAGCCTTCCCGCGGCGGCTCGCGGTCAACGCGGCCAAGGCGGTGAAGGTCACCTCCCAGAAGGTCCGGGACGACGCGCGCAACCGCATCAAGGGCCACAAGTACCTTCCCGCGTACCCGTACTCGATCACCTACGACGTGAAGGTCACCGCCGAGGGCATCGAGGGGGAGATCGGGCCGGACAAGGGCCGCGCGCAGGGCCCGCTCGGAAACATTGTCGAGTACGGCACCAGCAAGAACGCGCCGCTCCCGCACTTGGGCCCGGCGCTCGACGCGAACGCCGAAGACCTGGTGACCGGCCTCGAAATCGCGGTCAGCCAGGCCATCACCTAGCACCACAGAGCATCAGGACAGGGACCCCATGACCACTTCAAGCAGGAAGCCGCCCGCGCGCCGAGCGGCGAAGCCAGCGCTCACGTTCGCGGACGTTCGAGCGAAGATCCAGCGGCCCCGTCGGGCGGTGGAGCTCGTCATGGACGCCACGGCCGCCGCGGAGATCGGCGCCCTCGAGGAGCTCCTCGACCGGGCGCAGCGGCACGACGAAGCGTCCGGCGCGGAGACCGCGCGGGACGTCGCGAAGCGCTTGCAGGACGTTGAGGCGCAGGCCGGGGAATCGCGGGTGCGGTTCACTCTCGAGGCCATTACCCACCGCGCCTACCAGCAGCTGAGGGCGGACCATCCGCCGACGAAGGAGCAGATCGAGGCCGCAGCCAAGCGTGGTGGTGCGGACGAGCCGGCGTTCGACCCGGACACCTTCGCCCCGGCGCTCGTCGAAGCCCAGCTGATCGAGCCCAAGCCCGCTGACTCGGAGGAGTTCACCGCCTTCTGGGACGCCCTGTCGGACGGTCAGCTCGGGCAACTGTGGGGCGCCGCGATCCAGCTCCAGTTCCAGACCGGCGAGCTCGGGCCGCCCAGCGTGGCCGCCGCCGACATCCTCCGCTCCTTCGGGATGGCCACCGGCTGACCTTCGGACCGATCGATAGCTGAATAGGGGGACGCCATGGCCGACCGCACCGTCCGGGTACGCGTCCTCGCTGAACTGCCGGGCTTCGCTGCGGCGATGCGCTCCGGTGCCGCGTCCACCACCGCGCTGGGTGAGGCGGCAGCGCTGGCCGGACGCGGCGTGCGGGTGCTCGGCGAGGATGCTGCGGCGGCCCGTGCCGGGATGATGTCCATGGGCGCGGGCGCTCGGGGTGGCGCTGCCGGAGTCCGGGAGGGCGAGGCCGCAGCGCTGGCTGCGAGTCGTGGCGCACGGGCCATCCGGGACGAGACCGCCCTGACCACCCCTGCGTTCGGGCGGCTCGGCTCCGCGGCCCGCGCCGGTATGGGCTCGGTCCGCTCCGGCATCGAATCCGTCCTCGGCCCCGTCCAGCACCTCGGTGCGCTCCTCGCGGGCGGCGCGATCCTGTACGGCCTGCACGACATCGTCCACGCGGGCAATGAGTACACCGACTCGATGAACAAGTTCCTCGAAGTCACCAGGGCGAGCGGCGCCCAGATGTCTGCTGCCGGACGTGAGGCGCAGGCCCTCGGCGCGGACATGAAGCTCCCCTCCGCGAACGCGGCTGAGGCTGCGGACGCGATGGTGGACCTCGCGAAGGCGGGTCTGTCCGCGCAGGACGCCATCAAGGCTGCCCGCGGCACCATCCAACTGTCGGCCGCCGCACGGACGGACGTTTCCACTGCCGCCCGTATCGAGGGCGACATCATGGACCAGTTCGCCCTCAAGAGCACCGAGGCGACGAAGGTCGCGGATGTCCTCGCCAACACGTCGAATGCGGCGTCGGGCGAGCTGATGGACATCTACTACGCCATGAAGTACGTGGGCCCCGTTGCCCACAGCGCCGGGATCTCCCTCAAGGACACGGCCACCGCCGTCGGCCTGCTCGGCAAGTCGGGCATCATCGGCGAGACCGCAGGCACAGCCCTGCGCTCGGCCCTGGTCAACATGAGCAAGCCGACGAAGCAGGCGACGGAAGGTCTGAAGACTCTCGGCATCCAGGCTTACGACAGCCAGGGCCGCTTCAAGGGCATGCAGTACGTCATCACCCAGCTCGGCACCGCCTCCGAGCACCTGTCGACGCAGCAGTTCATGGCCGCGACGGCGATGGCCTTTGGCAAGCCTGCCATGGCGGGGATGATCGCGCTCGCGCACCAGGGCGGCCCGGCGTTCGAGCAGTTCGGGCAGCAGGTCGGTCGCGTCGGCGGAGCCGCGGCGCTCGCGGCTGCCGAGTCGAAGGGCCTTGGCGGCGCGATGCGTGGCCTCGGCAAGCAGATCCAGTCTGCTTTCTTGCAGGTGTACCTGGGTGTCGCGCCTGGCCTCGAGAAGGTCACGCGGGCGATGACGCAGGGCGTCTCCGACGCCATCCCGTACATCAAGTCGGGCATTCGGATCGCCGGTGACCTGTGGGACATCTACGGGCCCACGGTCGAGGCGAAGCTGAAGGGTGCGTCCAGCGGCATCGCGCGGCAGGTCGAGTCGTTCGCCACACCGCTGAAGTCCGCGATCACCGGGCTGGCCGTGGCGTCGATCCCGATCGCTGTCACGGGCGTCCAGTCCCTCGACAAGGCGTTCAGCAATGCCGCCGCTGGGGCGGCTCCACTCCTGTCCGGCCTGCACGACATGTTCTCCTCGGTGTCGTCCGGGGCGGGCGCTGTCGGTGTGCTCGCGGGCCGCGTCCAGGTCGGCGTCAGCGCGCTCGGCGACATGTCCGCCGTACTGCGGCCGATCGGCGAACTCGTCGGCGGACTGGCGCACGCTTTCGCGGCGCTTCCGGGCCCGATCCAGCTGTCCGTGATCGGCATGCTCGCGATGCGGCCGTTCCGGTCGCAGATCCAGGGCATGCAGGACTCCGTCGTCGGCTTCGGCCGCGCGGGTGTCACCGCGTTCCGAGGCATCGGGGACGCCTCCCTCTATCAGCGCGTTCTCGCGGCGCAGGCCGGCGTCACCCTCGGTCGTTTCGGCGGTGTCGTCGAGGAGCTGTCCCGGCGCTCGCCGACGTTTGCCGCGATGGCGGGCAGCTTCCGCAGCGTCTCCGGGTCGATCCAGGAAGCGGGCGGACGTCTGTCCGGGTTTCGTGCCGCGGCCGGTGGCGCCGCGGCGGCCATCGGCGTGGGCGCAGGCCGGGGCCTGATGGGCGCCGCCCGCGGCCTTTGGTCGTTCCTCGGCGGCCCGTGGGGCGTCGCGATCGGCGCCGCCATGATCGGCCTGGACATGCTCGCGAAGCGGCAGGAAGAGGCGGCGGCTGCGGCGGCTGCTCACCAGCAGCGGATCTCCAGTCTCACCCAGGCTCTGCAGCAGTCCGCTGGTGTCATGGACGGCAATGTCCGTGCGGCGGCCGTACAGACCCTGTCCGACGCGAAGCTGAAGGACGGCAAGACGCAGCTGATCGACGTCATGTCGCAGGCCGGCGTCTCCACGAAGCAGCTCACCGACGCCTACCTCGGCCAGGGGACCAGCATCGACGCCCTGCGGACGAGGCTGCAGGCGGCGGCCGACGCGAATCGCCAGTGGATCACCAACGGCAAGACGACCATGGCGGTCTACACGCCGCAGGGGCACATCTACAAGGACGCGGCGGACGCGCTCGGATCGCTCTCCGGAGAGTTCGACTCGGCCCGCAAGAAACAGCAGGACATGGCCGACGCGGTGAAGGGCTCCGGCGCTGCCGCCCTGGACGCGACCAACCCGACCGGGCGCCTCCAGACCGCGATCAAAACCCTCGGCGACTCCGCGGCCGACGCGGACACCAAGGCGACCGCCCTGCACACCGCGCTCGACCTGCTGTCGGGTGGCGAGCTGGACGTCGAGGCAGCAGTTGCCAACATGAACTCGGCGATGCTCGACCTCAACAGCTCCTGGAAGCAGGGGGTCGACCACTCTCAGGGCTACGGTCAGGCACTCCTGCAGGTCGACGGGTCACTCAACACGACGTCGCAGAACGGCCAGACGCTGTGGACCAAATTGCAGGCGTTGAACGAGCAGACCGCGTCAGCGGCGCAGTCCACTTACGACTACGCGCGCGCCAACAACGAGGGCGTCGTCCCGTCGCTGCAGAAGGCCGAAGCCCGCATGCAGACGGCATGGCAGGCGGCAGTCGAGGCCGGGAAGCACTTCGGCCTGACCGCTGACCAGGCGAAAGAGCTCGCCAACCAGATGGGATTCATCCCGTCGTCGCTGGCCATCACCATGTCCACTCCCGGGCTCAGCGACACCGAGAAGCAGCTGCTGTACGTGCAGGGGCTGGCCGGGCACATGCCGACGGGCTCCACCATCAAGGTGTCCGCCCTTACCGCGGAGGCGGTCAAGGACATCGAGTCCGTGGGCTTCAAGGTGCGCACGTTGCCGGGTGGCCGTCAGATGGAGATCACTGCCCCGACAGGGAAGGCCGCGGCTGCTCTCGACGCTCTGATCGCCAAGAAGATCCCTGGGAAGAGCGTGGCCGTCACGGCGCTGACCGGCCAAGCCTTGTCGGACCTGGAGGCCGTGCAGCGCAAGGTCGCGTCCACCAAGGGCAAGACCGTCACGATGAGCACCCTCACGGGCGCTGCTCTGGACGCGCTGAAAAACCTCGGATTCAAGATCTCCGCGACACACGGGAAGACCGTCACGATCACGCTGCCGACTGGCGGCCCGATCTCGGCGGCGCAGACTATCCAGGGCTACATCAACTCGGTGCACGGCAAGACCGTGACCGTGACGATCAACGGCGTGGCCACGGGCGTCAACCCGTCGCAGTACTACAGCCAGGGCCCGCACAAGGACGGCGGCCTCATCCACCGCGCTGACGGTGGCGTCGTCCAGTACGTTCCCTTCGGCGGCCCGATCTCCGGCCCCGGCACAGGCATCTCGGACAGCATTCCCGCGCTGATCTCCAATGGCGAGTACGTCATTAAGGCGGCGGCCGTGCAGAAGTACGGCGTCGCCATGTTCGACCGGCTCAACGCCATGCGATACGCCTCGGGCGGACTGGCCGGCTTCACGTACACGCCGACCGCGACGCCTGTCCTCAACACCTCGGGGGACGCCAAGACCAACTACGACAACGCGGTCACGGCCCTGAAGAACGCGTGGAACGCCCTCACCAGCGCCATGGCCGACGCCAAGAAGAAGGCCGACGCGCTCAGGTCTGCCGAGAACAACCTGTCCTACGTGCGTCGCCACCATCACACGGCTGCCCAGTTGAGGGCCGCGGAGACGAAGGTGGGGCAGGCCAAGGCCGCGAAGACCACGGCCGACAAGAAGGTCACTTCGGACCGGTCGGCCGTGTATGCCGCGGATGCGTCCCTCGGGGTGAAGAAGGGGGCGAAGGCGCCGACAGGATTTGATCTGACGGCATACCAGAAGCAGCTCAACTCAAGTGTGGCGGCCACGGACAAGTGGCGCGCCAACCTTGCGAAGATCAGCGCGCGGGGCGGCGCCGAGGTCGAATCCATCCTGGAGAACATGGGCCAGGACGGTGTCGCCCTCGTGAACAGTCTGGCGGGCGCTTCCGCCAAGCAGTTCAGCCAGATCGTCTCCCAGCTTCAGAAGACCGGCGACGTCGCCAAGGTGACCCTGGCGGACTACACCAAGCAGCTCGGCGGCGCCACGCAGCAGTCCCAGCAGTTCGCGGCGGACCTGCAGAAACTCGCGGCCGAGGGGTACGGCGCCCTCGCCCAGCAGCTCGCCGCACAGGGCGACGCCAACGCGATGACACTCGCGCACCAGGCGATAGGCGACAGCAAGTCGGCCGCCGCAGCCAACGCGCAGGTCACCAAGGCACAGGCCACGCTGACCGGCGACGACCTCACCAACAGCCTGATCCTGCTGTCCACGCTGCGAGGCGGCACCGGGCGAGGGTACGCCGACCTCATCGCCGCAGGACTGTCCACGGACGTCATCAAGGCCCTCGTGCCGAAAATGACATCGCAGATCGGTGCCCTCCCGTCCGCGAACAAATCCACCTTCGTGCGGCAGTGGGTTCAGCAGGGCGGCCAGCCGATGGCCCTCGGCGGCATCCTCACCAGCGCCACCCCGGTCCTGGCCGGTGAGGCGGGCCCGGAGGCATTCATCCCGCTGACACGGACTGCTCGCAGCCAGTCGCTGCTGGCCACCGCGGCGGCGTCGCTCGGCTACCACTTGGTGCCGGCCCGGCAGTTCGCTTCGAGCGGGGGCGGGGGCGCGGCTGGCGAGACCAACATCGACCAGTCCCGCCACATCACCCTGTACGGCGCCAACCAGTCGATGGCAGAGCAGCGGGCGGACCTGATGCGGCACATGGTCGCACTCGGATAGAGGGGGGTGGTCGTGTGGCGGTTCCAGGGCAGTCGCTCGGCGGCATGCGCGTCGACCTCGGGAGCGTCCAGTTCGGGCTCGTGGACGCTGCCGGGGTCGCCTGGCGGATCGGCGCGGACGGGCTACAGGGCTGGGACTCCCCGGAGGTACGCACCCAGCTGAATGCCCGCGAGTTCGACCACGGCTCATGGATGGGCCCGGTCTGGTTCGGGGAGCGCCCGGTCACACTGTCCGGGACGATCGTCGCCCCGGATGCCCCGTCGCTGGACGTGGCAATCGAGCAGCTGCTAGCGGCGGACGCGCTCGGCGACACCACGCTGGTCGTGTACGAGTCGATCCCGAAGCAGGCCACGGTACGGCGCTCCGGGAAACCGATCATCAAGCGGGAGACCGACTCGGTCGCCACCTTCTCGCTGCTGGTGACGGCTCCAGACCCGCGCCGCTACGCCCCCACTTTGCAGCAGGCATCGACCGCACTGCCGTCGGTATCCGGCGGCCTCGTCCTGCCCGCAGCACCGCCTTGGACGCTGTCGGCGTCGTCGGTGCAGGGCGCGATCGGCGCCCTCAACGCCGGCACCATGGCCAGCCGGCCGGTGTTCACGATCGCCGGGCCGGTGAATCAGCCGCAGGTCGCTACGACCTACCCCGACGGCAGCGTCAAAGCCCTCTCGTACTCGCTGAACCTGCTGACCGGCGACCGTCTGGTCATCGACACCGACGCGCACACCGTGATGCTCGGCGGCGCCTCCCGCCGCCGCTACATCTCCGGCGACTGGCCCGAAATCCCCGCCGGAACGCAGGTGGCTTTCCAGTTCCGGGCCGCCACCTACAACGCGTCTGCTCTGCTGACCGCCTCATGGCGCTCGGCCTGGATCTAAGGAGGCCAGCACCGTGACGTTCACCGACAATCCGACCTGGATCGACGGCAGCTCGATGTCCGGGGCGATGATGCGCCGCGCCGAGGCCGTCCTGCTGATGTCGGACGGCACCGCGGGCGGCGCTCGAGGCGGTGTCCGGCCCGGCGACCCCGGGCTCGTCGTCTCCCTCGCCGGCAGCACCATCAACGTCACCGCTGGTGTCGCCGCCTGCAACTACGCAGGCCAGGGCATCTACCGGGCGTGCGCCACCAGCGCCTGGACGGGCACCGTCGCTGGCGCCAACCCGACGTTTCCCCGGATCGACCTGGTGTACCTGCGGGTGTGGGACAACGCCGTCGACTCCTCCGGCCTCGCGCAGGCGGACATCGTCTACCTGCAGGGCACCGCCGCCTCCTCGCCAGTCGCGCCCGTACCGACCGCCCCGCAGATCTACATCCCGCTGGCCAACATCTCCGTTCCGGCGTCCGGCGGCGGCTCCCCGTCCGTCGACACCTCCGTGCGCCCCGCTGCGATCGGCCCCGGGGGCATCGGCGTCGGTTCCAGCACGCCCGGTGTGCACGCCGGCCAGTACCGGGACGACGGCGGCGCGACCGGCCCGCTGTGGCGGTACAACGGCACCACGTGGGAACCGAAGGTGCGCCTCGCCTCGGGCGGCCAGGTCAACGTGAACGGCTCCCCGTCCGGCGCTGCTTTCGCTGGCATCGTCCCCACCACCACGTCCGACTTCGTCATCAGCGGCCGGGCCGTGGGCGACACGCAAGACCGGGTCTCGGTGCGCGGAGACGGACTGACCGCGTGGGGTCCAGGCAACGCATCCACAGACGTGACGCTGGCCCGCACCGGTGCCGCGGCCATGACGCTGACCGGCAGCCTGACCGTGACCGGTATCGGCGGCACCCTTTTCGCTCGCAAGACCGCCAGCCAGAGCGTCACCAACTCGACGACCCTGCAGGACGACACCCACATGCAGCTGAGCGTCACCGCGAACTCCACGTTTCGCCTTGAGGGCTACCTGATCTTCAACGGTGCCGCCTCCGCCGCCAACCTGAAGATGGGCTGGTCGGCGCCGTCCGGGGCGACGCTGGACTGGATCGGCACCGGTCAGAACGCGACGGCGACCACGACGAGCGGCCCGGTCATCACCAACTCGCAGACCATCTCGTCCAACACCTACCAGCTCGGCACCATCGGCACCGGCACGAACATGGCCGCGCTCATCAAGGGCCTACTGATCGTCGGCGGCACCGGCGGCACCTTCAAATTGCAGTGGGCACAAGCCACGGCGAACGCAACCGCGACGACGATGGTCCAGAACTCGCATATCGAGTTGCGGCGAGTCGCCTGATGACCACAGGCCCCCTCCTCCTCGCCTGGTACGCCTGTGACCTCAAGACGGGCGTGATCGGGGAGGAACTGCGGTCACTGACCCCGTCCGGCACGATCGGCCGCAAACTCGGCCAGCCCGTAACCGCCCAGCTCAATTTGGATTTGAACGGGGCGCCTCCCGCATGGGATGACGCCACCCAGCCGGGCCGCAGCATGCTCGTCGCCGTCGACACCGCCACCCAGATCCCGATCTGGGCGGGCGCGGTCCTCACCCGCACCGGCGGCTCGGGCAACGTCGTGCAGATCGGCGCGGTCACCCCGGAGGCCTACCTCGATCGTCGCTACACCGGCAACTACAACGCGATCGCCCTGGACCAGGCCGTCATCATGACCGGCGTCTCGCAGGCACTGCTCACCGACGCGCCCCCGTTCGTCTTCGACGCCCCCAACACCGGGGTCACCATGGCCTACAGCGTGCAGGACGGCGACGACCGCACCGCACTGTCCTCCCTGCAGG